GTTGATGACGCACAACTAGAAGACGCACTTGATGATTCTTTGCAAATTTTCAATGAATATCACTTTGATGGTGTTCAAAGATCGTTGTTCAAATACGCAATAACCCAAGACGATATTGATAATGGATTTATCAACACGAGCAGTATCACCGCCGGAAATGGACCCGGAGATACCGTTCAAGTTGAAGGCGGTGATCGCATGGTGTCTGTTACTAAAGTTTTCAAATTCGATCAAGGTGGGGCTGGAACAAATATGTTCAGCGTAAACTATCAACTCGCTTTGAATGATGTCTATGGTGTTCGCTCAGGTGGATCTATGTCTGAGTATGCCCAAACACAAAGTTACATTCAAATGCTTTCGGATATGCTAGATCCGGAAAAACAAATTGAGTTTAGTCGTGTTACGAACAGACTTTATCTCAAAATGAACTGGAGCGATAATGTTAGTGTTGGTGATTCTATTCTGATTGAATGCTATGTCGCACTCAATCCTGACACGTACAGTGAAATTTATAATGACATTCTTCTCAAGCAGTATGTCACTGCAATGTTCAAGAAGCAATGGGCGATGAATCTCATCAAATATCAAAATATCAGACTCCCCGGCGGTGTCGAATTCAATGCCGACACGTTGCTATCGGAAGCAAACGCGGAAATGGAAAGAATTGAGCAAGATCTTCAAGACAAATATGAACTACCCCCTGATATCTTTATAGGCTAAACATGGCAGTAAATCCGTACTTCAATAAAAGAACTGTGTCCTCTGAGCAAACTCTTGTTCAGGATCTTGTTGACGAAGCGATTCAAATCCATGGAATCGATATGGTTTACATTCCTCGAACTTTGGTGAACGTTGATGAAATTTTTGGTGAAGATCGTTTGCCAAAGTTTGAAAATGGTAAAACAATTGAAATGTATATTGAAAATTTTGATGGCTTCGAGGGTGAAGGTGAAGTCATGACACAGTTTGGTCTGGAGATCAAAGACAACTTAGATCTCACAGTATCTCGAAGACGTTTTTTAGAAACTTTTGCAACTGAAAATTATCCGTATCCACGAGAAGGAGATTTGATTTATTTTCCTTCAAATAGTGCATTGTTTGAAATTGATTTTGTTGAAAGGGAATATAATTTCTTTAGTTTCGGAAAGACCTTTGCCTATCAAATGAAGTGCAGTGCCTTCAAATATTCGGGTGGAGATTTCGATTCTGGTTTCGATGTTATTGACGGAGTGACCTCGGCAGCCATGGATAAATTGTTCACAATCACCACCACGAGCGGTACGGGTGGGGAGTTTATCGATGGGGAGAGAGCCAACCTATACACAGACGCAGCAGCGTCCGTTACATCCGCCACAGTGGACATCATCGAGTGGGATGCCTCTTCAGATGTTGCAACTGCTCGCCTCTTAGACGGGACCACAGTGGGTGCAACGAGCATGCTCGGACAGTCCTCTGGAGCCTCTTACGGTATCGAAACAATTGGTCTTACCGCAGAATACTTTGTCAAGGATGGTTTTGAGGATAATACAGAACTCAACTTCGAAGCAAATAGTTTCCTTGACTTTACAGGTACAGATCCATTCAGTGAGGGTGAACTATGAAATTTGCAACTTTCTATAATGAAACAATTAGAAAAACAGTCGTGGCTTTCGGCTCGCTGTTTGATGATGTCTTTGTGCAGAGAAAAGATTCTGCTGGAACTCTACAAAAGAAAATTCTTGTTCCAATCACATACTCACCCAAAGAGAAGTTTTACAGAATGCTCAAAGAGTATCCGATTCTCAAAGGCAACGAAAGCGATGTACACATCGGGAACATTTTGCCTCGCATGGGATTCGCAATCACAACAATTGACTATGATGGAACACGAAAAAGAAATACTGTTTCGAGAAGATTTGATAACTCAACCGTAGACAGCAGCACTGGACTTGTTCTATCGAATCAGGCTCAGTATGCAGAAGTACCATACACAATTGGATTCAATCTTTCGATTGCCGCGAGAACAAATGATGATGCTCTTCAAATTCTTGAGCAGATTCTTCCGTACTTCACACCAGAATTTTCTCTTTCAATCAACTACACAACAGTTTTCAATACAAAGATTGATGTACCGATCACACTCACGGGAGTATCTCCTGAAGTTGAGTTTGAGGGAGACACGGCAGAGCAAAGAAATATTATTTACAATCTTTCGTTCACTGCTCAGACTTATCTCTTCTCTCCGATCAAGACCAACAAGATCATTCGAGAAACCCAAGTGTCTGGATTCTTTTCAAACTTCGATGCAAACGGTGGCATCAGTGGTCCTACAGGAGCGGCGTTCTTGTCCGTGTCCTCAATCACTGGTCCGTCCGGTGCAAGTTCCATGCCGCCTGATGCTTCTGTTACCACGGAAACATTTGAGTTTGGTCTTGGACTAAGTATTACTGGAGGCACTTACGATGTCTGATTCACTTGAGGAATCACTCAATATAGATCCAGTTGAACCTGAAAAAGAACAAAAACAACTTCGTAAAAAAGTTGAAATTGATACCTCAAATTATCCTGATCGACAGAAGATGGATCAGCGAAAAGACTATGGTGAAGTGCGTGAAAATCTAAAAGATGTAATTGAAAATAGTAAACTTGCAATTGATGGAATTTTGAAAGTTGCTTCAGAGAGTGACAGTCCAAGAGCATATGAAGTTGTTTCACAACTCTTGAAGACTTCGACTGAGGCAAACAAGGAACTGCTTGATGTTCATAAGCAAATGAAAGATCTTGAAAAAGATGAGTCAGTAAAGAAGGTAACCAACAACGCTTTCTTCGTTGGCTCGACAAAAGAACTTCAGGATATGATTCAAAAGCAACTTCCCAAAAATAATGTAAAGAAGATTAGATAATGTCAAAAAAACATGACGGTGAGTCGTACCTTGGTAACTTGAACCTGAAGGCTGCTGGCGTTCAGACACAGTTTACAAAAGAACAAATTGAAGAATACGCAAAGTGTGTGGCTGATCCCATGTACTTTATCGAGAACTTTGTCAAGATTGTTTCGCTTGATGAGGGACTTATTCAATTCCAGCCGTACGACTATCAAAAGAGAATGATCAATAGTATGCACAATGATCGCTTTGTGATTGCGAAACTACCTCGACAGTCTGGCAAGTCAACGATTGTTATTTCATATCTTTTGCATTATGTTCTTTTCAATTCTTCAAAAAATGTTGCAATTCTTGCGAACAAACTGGCGACAGCCCGAGAACTCTTGAGTCGTCTTCAGTTGGCATACGAGCATCTTCCAAAATGGCTTCAGCAAGGTGTGATCGAATGGAACAAAGGTTCTATTGAATTAGAAAATGGTTCGAAGATTCTCGCATCTTCAACATCCTCCTCAGCCGTTCGGGGTGGTTCTTTCAATATGATCTTCCTTGATGAATTTGCGTTCGTTCCTGAAAACGTGGCTGATGATTTCTTCAGTTCTGTCTACCCTACAATCTCGGCAGGACAGACAACCAAAGTTTTGATTATTAGTACGCCCAAAGGTTTGAACATGTATTACAAACTTTGGAAAGATGCTGAGGAGGGCAACAACTCGTATACACCAATTGAGGTTCACTGGTCCGAAGTTCCGGGTCGAGATGAAAAGTGGAAAAAAGAAACAATTCGAAATACATCACCGGCTCAATTTAGAGCAGAATTTGAGTGTGAGTTTCTTGGTTCTGTTCTTACACTTATCAATGCGTCTAAGTTGAAGTCAATGGCTTATGTAAAACCTCAACAAGAACGAGATGATGGTCTAAAAATATATGAAGAACCGATAGACGGGCACATGTATTTCATGGGGGTCGATGTTTCACGTGGACAGGAGATCGATTACCACGCAACAACAATTATCGATATGACTGAAACACCATATCGGGTTGTTGCACAATATCGAAATAATAAAATGCCACCTTTCTTGTTACCTAATATGCTCTACCCGATGGCGAAAAAATATAATGACGCTTACATGATGATTGAAATCAATGACATCGGGCAAGAAATTTCTGATATTTTACATAACGACATGGAATATGAAAATCTTTTGACTACTTCGGTTCGTGGTCGAAAGGGTCAGATCATGGATGGTGGTTTTGGTAACTTTGATACCCAGCGTGGCATCCGAATGAGTCCAAAGGTGAAACGAGTTGGCTGTGCGATGCTAAAAGAATTGATTGAAAATGATAAGATGCTTGTTCAAGATTATCATATTATAAATGAACTCGCGTCGTTTGTTTCGAAAAAGCAGTCTTATGAGGCAGAAGTTGGTCACCATGATGATCTAGTCACCACGATGATACTTTTTGCATGGTGTTCCACCCAACCATACTTCAAAGACCTTACCGATATAAATATTCGAGATAAACTTTATAAAGAAAAGATCGAAAAATTGGAAGAGGAGTTGATGCCTTTTGGATTCCTGAGTGATGCGGCTGAAGATGAGACAAGATTCACCGACAACGAAGGAACCGTCTGGAACGTGGTAGATGATGAGCCTCGACTGTAATCACAAAATCACTAAATAATAGGCATACTAAGGAGATTCGTCTATGGCATTTCAAGTCAGCCTCGGTGTTCAAATCAAGGAAATTGACCTTACTTCCATTATCCCTGCGGTTTCAACTACTCGGGCTGGTTTTGCAGGTGAGTTTAGTTGGGGTCCAGTGGACCAGATTATCACTATAACAAGTCAAAATAATCTTAGGGAAACTTTTAGTGATCCTAATAACACAAATTACGTCAGTTGGTGGTCTGCCGCTAATTTTCTCGCGTACAGCAACAACCTTCAAGTTGTTCGTGTAATCAACGGAGCATTGAATGCTGCCAATAGCGGCACAGGCGTTTTGATCAAGAATCAAGATGACTATGATACCAAGGATGCCGCTGGAAGTCTTGGAAGTAACATTTTTATTGCCAAGTATGCTGGTGGTGTCTCTGGTGATTTGGATGGTACACTTGGTAACTCAATCAAGGTTTCTGCATTCAATAGAACCACAACCGATATCGAACTTCAAAGATTTGGCACTTACGGTCTAACTGGCGGAGCAAATCCGAATCTCGCAAGTGGTGCGGCTGCTGACAACTCTCCATCTGCATCCGAGGCTC